TGCTATTTCAAACCAACAACCCGGCAATTTGACCGACCCGATGGCCAGTAAATCTGAAATTATCTTTTACATTATGCCGATGTAATGTAAATGATAATTTATATTATGCGAAAAACATTAACAATTCTTCGGCGCGGCGTTTTGCCAAACCTTTCAAGAATTTGCCGCCACCAGTTACCCAATCCCAATTTTTATAAACCATTTTCCAATCTTGCGCGATTATCGCTTTTTTCAAACCGGAACGGTCAAATGCGCCTTGGCCGATATTGTAAATCAATGATTGCAATGCTTCGGTTTGATTCTTGGTTAATCCGGCTGGAACTTTGATTTTGGTTTTTACATACCAATCCAACAAATCATCCGCCACCGCTTGGGTTATTTTATCGCCCTGTTTAACCGGTTTTCCGTCTTTGTATGTTGTGGATCCCCAACCGATTGTCCAAACGCCCGCCGGGCATTTATATGCCGTCAAACGGCAACCCTCGTATTTTTTAATCAAACCGTACATGTTCGCCCCCTGTGGTTAATATGACGGTGGCAATTTTTGCCACAGTGGCAGGTTTATATTTGTGCGATAACCATACTTTTTTGAGTCCATCGCACCAGACGTAATCGGGGGTCGGCTGTATGGTGCTGCAACCGTAATCGGTACCGTCCGACCAACCTGCCCACGCCATCATTTTGTTTTCTGATAATTAAATTGTATTTCGTCCGCAATAATATTATTTACGCAATAAATCACATTTTCCGGACGACTTTTGGGTGCGTTTTGCACATTTTCCGGACGATTATTTGAATATCTTGCGGGCAATGTATAATCCAATTGCCACAACCAACGCAAAAAATGCCCATTGCCAGCGCAATTTTTCCGAATTTAATGCGGCTTTTTGGGTGTCGCACATGGCTTTGATTGAATCAACCGTGCCATCGTGGGCCTTTAATTGTTCGTCAATGGCGGCGGTTTTGCATTCGGGCGGTAATGATTCACGAATTGCGACAATCTGTTGATGCGCGGTATCGGTTATCGTATCCACCGGATCGGCTTTTTTTGCGCATCCACATAATGATAAAATAATCAATAATATGGTAAATATTAATACTGCTTTGCAAATTATGCGTATTTTATTCATCTTTGACCCCTTTGGTTAATACAATATTCGGTAAATTGGCGGGCAACACATAGTTCGCATGGATCATATTCTGGTAATCCCTGTGTTAATGCCGCCAATAATAATTTCCGGTCCGCCGCTTTGATATTCCAATTCCGGTATGCATATCGGCATAAATCATATCGTAATTCGTACCATTGGCACGGATAATATGCGGCTTTGGCCCAATTAAACACCTTGATCGCCGGAAATATGTTTTGTGGCAGATTGTAAATATATGGTGGGCATACCGCCCGGGGCAAATAATGTTCGCGACTGCTTTTGCCCGGTGGTATTTCCAACCCAGATAAAATACAAACTGTCATTTGGCTTTTCCTTTCCGTCCCTTTGGTATTTTTACGCCAACGGATTCTTCGATCTTTTTCTTAAAATTCATTGTCAAAACATCGAATGCCCGCAATTTCGTTATATCGCGCAGATTTTCAAATATGCTGTATATTTCCAATCCGCAAAATACCGTAAATGCCATGCGCGCCAATTCCAATGTTCCGGCAACGTATGTCGGTAATACCATCATTTCGGCAACGTGCAGGGTTATTGCGGCCACAAAATATGTGATTATTTTTAATACCACGCGGGACAAGCGCGCAGATTCGCGCATCTGGCCCCGATATGGTGCCGCAATAAATCCGGTCAATGTATCAATCGTGATACAAAGCAACAATCCCAACATCGCCGTGTGAATATTTTGGGTAAATGAAACAATTGCGCCCCAAACCGCATATAATGCCTTGGACGATGTCCATGAAACCTTGTACATACCATCCCCCCATGGTTAAATGGTTTATTCTTTGATAAACAGTTTCACGAATGATAAAACCGATGCCAATGCCCCAAATCCGGCGGCGCAATATACGGAAATGTCCGCGCCCCAAATTGCCGCAACACCCGATACTGGTAAAACCAAATAATCGCATGTTTGGATCAATTTATCCAAGATTTCGGTTTTCGACATTTTTGTTTTTTGTTCTGCTTTTTTTGCCATTTTTACCCCCTTTGGTTTGGTTGTTTTGACCCTGTTAAATATCGAGGACGGGCGCCACGAAGTTGTTGTTGTTCTTGTTGTTGTTGTTCGTGCGACCGTTGTTGTTGACGTTCCAACCGTTGGTGGCGGAATTCTGCGAAGAAACAACAGTATCCCTTTTACAATTACGGTATCTGTTTCCAAATGCCGCAAACAATTTACTTTGGGCGCGCCAAAGTAAGGGAACAGATTTAACAAGGTTTTTGTTCAAAACCGTATCCGCCTGATTACAGATAAAAAATCTTTTTGCCGTCATTGTCATATATCAAATCCAACCTGTTTTTATCTAGAATTCTGGCGCAAAACGCGCGTATGTCGTACACCGAACCAACGCCCAGATAACTGTTTGCTGTGGCAAATAATTTTTGGCTGAAAATGTTTCTTTTGAATTTATTGGTCGAAACCTTAATTTTTTCAAAAGTCAAATTGGATGGTATTTTATAATGATAAAATAACCGCCCACCTAAAAATTTTACCCCCAGCCGTATCCGGTTTATGATGGTTTTGTCTTGGTTAATTTTTAACCCGCGGTTTTTTAACAACCACGCGTTTATTTTGGACACAATATTGTTCGCGACCTTTGAATCTGGTATCAGAATCAAAATGTCGTCAGCATATCTGTAATAATATTTCAATTTCAGATCGTGCTTGCAATACTGGTCCAATCCGTCAAGATAAATATTTGAAAAGAATTGACTGGTTAAATTACCAATCGGCAGTCCTTGCTTTTCATAATTATTATCAAATAATGATTTGTGGGATGGAACGCGCTTTAATAAATCCGGATGCACAATCCTTGGGTTTTTGGTTATATCGTGGAACATTACGGTTTTAACCAATTCGCCCAACAGGCAGTTTTCATCCACGCGTTGCCGCACAATATCCCATAAAATATCTTTTTTAATCGAAACAAAAAAACTTTTAATATCCAATTTGATATAAAATGCTTCGCCGGTAAAATTCTTGGTTATTGACCGGCATCCGCGGAATGCATCGCGAATACATTTTGTTGTGCCGCGCCCGCGGATACAAGAATACGATTGATCGATATAATGTTTTTCAAATTCGTTTTGTAATTCGTTGTGTATTAAATGATGAATAATACGGTCTTTGAATGGTGCCGCCCATATTTCGCGCAGGCGTGGTTTTAATACCGGAAAACATTTATAACGCCCCGGGCGCCATTTATACGCGTTTATTTCATCGGTTAATTTCATTAATTTTGGCACAAAATTTCGTTCAAATTCAATAGATGATAACGCATTGCGTTTGTGTCTGCGGCATTGCATGTATGCGTGCATAACATCGTCAAATGTAAAAAAATCTTTTTTAATCTTCTGACGGTTCATCATCTTGTTTTATCTCTTCATAATCGTCCTGTGTGCGCCCATCTTTTAAACTGATTGCGCCGTATGTAAGGCCGGTTTGTTTGTGTTTTAATACAAAACCATCAGCCGGATATAAAATATCTGTTAATTCGTTTTCATACATTTGGTGTTTTATTTGCATGGTTCTTCCCCTTGTTGTTTTTCGTTTTCGTGTTGAATAAATGACAACCAGTTTTCCGTCTGGGTTTTTATTGAAACAATTTTATTTATAATCATTTCAAAAATGCTTTGGGATACTTGGTTTATATCGCGCGCGACCCTAACTACAACAATTAAATTCATTATCTTGCGGTTGATAATTTTAATGTCGTTTTCTTTTTGTTGTGAATATCCCATGTCGTCAAGTGCCAAATAAATCGCAGAAACTAATTCTGAACCGCATTTACAAATTTCCGCGCCCAATTGGTATTTGTAAATTTTATTCATTCCTGCGGCGATCTGATTGCATAATGTAAGGCATTCGCGCCCGGCAATGGCAATTGGCTTTTTTTCGAATGCAAAAACTTTCTTTTTCTTGGCCGACATGTTTTAACCCTGTTTTATATTCTTATATGGGGCGCACCTAAGGGTGCGGCCCCACATAAGGCGTTAGACCGCAGTGTTTGGTATCTCGAGGACGGGCGCCACGAAGGCGTTGTAGTTCTTGAAGTTGTAGTTCGTGCGACCGGTGTTGTTGACGTACCAACCGTTGGTGGCGGAATTCTGCGAAGATGACCAATAACTGGTACTGGTTGAAAGTACCAATGAAGAATATTGGCTTGCAGATGTGTCTGCCGCATTAACTTCTGTCATGAATTCCAAGATTTTTAACAATTCCATCAAAGTCGGTAATTGCCCGGCATATTGAACGCTGTCAACCGTAAATGTTTTTGACCGACAATGTGAAACCGCTGTGGATGTTAATTCACTGGCGGTTGCTTGGGCCAAGATTTTATCGCAATTGAATGTTGCTGTTTCCTTTGCACCATAAACTGATGGATTTGCGTATTGTGGCAAATCTGTAATGGCAACATTATCGGATAAATATTGTCCACTTGACAATCTGAATTGTGCATCCAGCGCAATAACCGCATATTCTGTATTATTGGCATCATAATGGAATCCAACAACCGTACCAATTTCATTGTTGCTGTCATCTTTGACACGATCCAATAATTTATATTT